TTGCCAGCAGCTTCACTAGCAATCATTCGAACCAAAACGACGTACTGGAACGTGATATGCTGCTTCAGGTGCTCGGCCATGTTCGCAATCAAGGCAGGGCCACCTATACCCTGTTCCCCTAGAAGCTGGTTATCCATGAAGAGCATGTGCGTCATGATGTGCGCCAAATGCGCTTGATCCGGGAAGGCGACCAGAGGCCTGCCGGTACTAGCCGCTGCATTCTCCGCCGCCGCGTTCAAAGGCGTGGGCTTCGCTGGGGGCGGAAGGACTTCATCCACATCCGGGATTCTGGCAGTGGTCAGGACCCGCTTCTGAACAGCGTAGAGGTTATAGACTTGCGGATACTTAGAGGCCTGAAGCTCGAGAATCTGGACCCTAGCCATCCTCTGACTATCGCTAAAGACCTCCGGATCGCTTGCCGGCTGGACAGCTAGGGATTTAGCGAAGTCCTGAGGTGAGGCTAGGACTTCCCCAAGCTCCTCGAGCTGGATTTCCTCGAAATTTGGGATCGAAGAACAAAGGCGGGCGATGATCTCAAAGGCCCTCTGTTGCGACCGATGAAGCCTCTTGTGGATCGCCGAATAGACCTTGGCCCCTGACTCGATAAGAGCCAAAGCCGTCCCGACTGGCATGCTGTTAGTGGCGTCGGCGATCTTCTCCTCGGAGGTCGTAACGACGCCTTTGGCCGCATCCGTCAACCATCCTAGAAGCTGGAAGAGAACCGTGCTCGGAGGATTGAACGGATACGCCATCGCCACTTTTCGGATGTCATCCGAAGTCAGGTTAGATCCAGCGACTTCAGAGAAGAGTCCAGGTTGACCCTGAACTGTCTGCCCGGAAATGCCGTAGCCCTTGAGGATCAAACCTCCAGGCGTGTTATTAGCGTGAGCAGAATCCAGCAGAGCCCTAAGGGCTCCAGTAGCTGCAGCTGAAAGCCCACCGATCAGGTGCGGGAAGCCAATAGCGTAAGCCCCTCTCCAAGGAATGAAACTCCACTCTACGATCCAATGGAGTTTCTTTTGCAGGACGTCGTCCTCCTCCCAGTTCCGATAGATGCTTAAGACCTTGCCACTCAAGTCATCGATGCTGATGAGATAAGGAAGTCTTTTGCCCCCATCAACTCCCTTCAGCCTGTAGTAGGTCGAGCACTCAAAGATGGGCCTCTCGTTATCGACATTCGGCTCAATCCGCTCCCGACCCTCGATCTTGTCCGAGGCCTTCTCGGCCTTCGATTCGTCTGAGAATCCGACCTGACCCAACCCCCCTACGTCTCGATACATGCCAGAATCAATCCGGTCCTCTACCTGAGACTCGGTGAGTCTTTGCACATGAGTAACCCTAGCGGCTTGCCAGAAGTCAGCACAGGAGTATGGAATGTAAAGATCGTCAATGTAGACGGCTTCGCAGGTCCAGCGACCAATGGAGGGTTCGATCCAGAACTTCATGAACTGACTGCCGCCCATCGGGACTTGTGTCAGAACTCGCTCCAAGTCGGCGACGTACTCTGGGACCCACTTGGTTAGCTGCCAGTTCAGGCAGCGCTGCTGTCTTTCTGCTAGCTCTAGTTTTTTCTGCTCCGGCTCGCCGAAGATCCTAGGCTTAGCCGGCCCCTCGGATGGGAATAGCTCCTTGATGGCTGCTGACTCGAAGTCAACGCAGGCCTCGGCTAGCATCGGATGAACAACTTTAGATGCTCCGGTGAACATCGCCCCTCCTGGGGCTTCCTTGCCAAGTCCGGAGCGCTTCAGCCCTTCCTCGTACTGCTCGTCCCGCTTGCTTCTTGCGTCTCTGTCTCGCTTGATCTTCTCCGACAGGTCTGTAGAGATAGCCTGCAGATCGCTCTCGTCCATCCGCTCTGCGAGGTTCTCATCGAAAGCCCCTTGGCTAGCAGCTGTAACGCTAAGCTCCCGAACGATTGCCGAGCCGTCTGGCTGGGAGACGATTTCCGCGCTCTCAAGGGCACCCAAGGCAGAAACGTCCATAGGGGCATCAGCCTCTGGTCCTGGAATCCCAGGCACGAAACGATCACGCTCTACTAGAGGCTGAGCGGATGGCGGAACTCTACGATTTGGAGATAAGGCCATGGATCAAATCCCGCCAAGATAAAGTACACTCATTTCTATGTTTATCACCGCGCGTAACACTAAAGAACCAATGGCGATACCGAGACTCATTGGATGGGATATTGCGCCATGCATGTTTCCATCCGCACATTCTAGAGAGCCAGTAAGAGTTACGCATGCCAAGCAGATTCGCTGGTGTGCTAAATCTCCAGCCTATGTAATGGTAAAACCATGCGCGCAGCGGAACTCTACGGGCTGCGGCCATATGGATCTACTCGGTTGTAGTCGCAAGCATTAGCTTGAGGCGGGCACAGTAATTGATTCAGAATGAAAGGCGTGAACGCATCTTGCGGCCGAATATGCACAATCAAACCATTCTCAGTCTTTGCCTTGGCTAAAGCTATCAGAAGATTCTCTAATGTCTCAGAGCTTAGTTTGTGCATCAGAAGAATCCAGGTTTTGCTATCGACCGCGTCAGAGCCATGAAGCCCTCTTGCAGATGCGTGCGGCCAATAGCAACCCACCTTGGATCTGGTCCAACAAAAGGATTTCTGTCACTGTCGTTCGCGCCTATCGTTAGACTCGCCACCAAATCCCCTACCTTCTCCGCCATTTCCTTAATCTCATTCATGGCATCTATTTCTTCTTGAGATAACTCCTTATAGCCTTTGATCTTGCGATGCTGGTTATCCATGCTTAACACCCCTCTCTATTGAATCATGCTGTAATCTCGTAGTCTTCGGCCAGCAAATCGGACTGACTGGGAACCCATGGAACGAAATTGCTCTCCACGGTATTGATGTATAGATAGGGCAACGTCATCTTTCTATCGTCCTCGTAAGGATTGTGCAACGCTACCCACTGATTCTTGCCATTCCACCCTCGGCGGGTAAGAAGCTTCCCGCGCTTGATCTCTGTTAGTGCGCCTTCGAAGTTCATTGGTCTTTCCTGTATGAGATTTCTCTGTTAGGCCCAAGCCACCAGCGTGTGAAGTCAAACTGTCCATGCTCCGGATGCACAAACCAAGAGGTCTGATGCGCTTGGCTATGTCTTCCACTAGCATGGTCGAATGCATTAGTTCCGCTTAATGAGCCGCCGATCATCCAGTGGTCAGAGTCAACCGACACATGAAAGTGCCCACATACCAACTTAGTGAAGTGCAACTCCGGGAAGCCCATACGCTTGACGGCCTCGAGAGCCACACGTCGGTCGAATCCGTAATACGGAAGACCAGCCCATCCCTTGATCTGATGCCCATGGAATAGCAGATAGCGCTCCGCACCGATTGGCACAATGGCACTAGCACGAGCGTGAATGTTGGTCTTCACGTTCGAAATGTTCCGCACGTGTTGCTGCACTACCTGTGCGACAACGTACCCCCAGTTATTCAGGCCTCCTTGCGCAGCTTGATTCTTCTGCGTCAACCTTCCGTGGTTGTCTAGGGTTATCATATCCACGGTAACCGTGGAGTAGTGCGGAGCTAAAGTTGCAACCAGCGCTCCAATAGCATAGCCGCACTCTACAGCTTGCTGTGGACATGGAAAGGCATTAGTGACCTGCAGTTCGTGATGGATGTCTCCGCTGATGTAATCAGCAGTCCCAAGAATGTGCAGGTGCGGCACATTGTAGCCGGCGCGTTGCGTCTTGACCTTATCCAGCACCTTGTCGCAGAGCAATTGCAAGCGAGAGACGGCAACCTCAGGACTGAATTCGTTGATACCTTCGATTTCATCCTTTGCAATGACCTCTCCGTAGTGCAAGTCCGTCAAGTGCAGAACCTGCGTGATCGGAGTGCTAGAAGTCTTCTGCGGCTTGTATTGCATGGCCACTGGCTTGGCCTTCTCCACGGCTTGGCTAAGAGCAAAGATGATCTCCCTAGCCTCTCCAGTTGCCTCCCGCTCGGAATGACGTATCCGCTCAAGCTCAGCTACTCGAGCGCGCAGATATTCGACTTCTTGGTCTGGCGCGTGCGCAGATTTGAATTGATCTAGTGATTTAGTCATCTGCCAAGCATCTCCCGCATTTTGGCGGCAGCCTCTTTAGTCCCTGCCCAAGCTCTCCGCCCTTCTCGCCCCAATACCACGACGTGCTCAGCAAACGCATCTCGATAGCTAGCTAGGTCTACAAGGCCAACTGAAGCTAGCTTAGCGAACTGCACCTCGTACTCCCAGCCATCTCCGAGAATCCTCAGTGCGTCACTGATCTTTTGCGGGACGATGAAGTCCTTGTCATACTCGGCCCGGAAATCCTGCAGGGAGCGACCTGACTTGAGTTTACCGTTAGCCTTCCCGTTGGACTTGGTGTTGGACTTGGCATTCGTAAGCGTTAGCCCGCGCTTCTTTGCGGTTGCCAATCGGCTGCGGAATCCGCCTAAACTCATCTTGGCTGTTTTAGCCGCCTCTCTCAGATTACCGGCTGCTTTCGCAATCCTCAGTGTTTCCAGCAAGTCTGCATCAGATATTGGTTGTGCTGGCATACATCCTCATTTTTCGTGAAGTTTCAGAACCTGCACTGGTCCTCCACTGGACTTATCGACCTGAATGGCGAGCTCTATGGCTCGCTTGGGGGACTTTCCATTCCTCATATGGTACACAGCTAGCAACGATCCACTTCCTATAGCGTAGTAGGCCTCCGATACTTTCACTGGTACGCAATGATGGTTCCAAAGCCATATGCCCGTGTCGTTCAACTCCAGTACGTCAAAGCTCAACTCCTCATCATCGTTCGCGCCGCTAAAGTCAGGGGCTTCGCACTTTGGAGTTTTCCGCCAAGACAGAAACTTCATGGCATTCTCAGGGTGCCCGGAGAATCCGTAGAGACTGCTTCCAATGCGCCCGATCTTGTCCGTGCGGAACCGTGGCTCATCTCCCCATGCTATGAGCCTATCGCCGGCTAGCTCCTCAAGGTTGCAAGCTATCGTCGTCATGCAATCGGCGGAGTCTCGAACAAGTACGCAAGGACCAGCGTCGCCGCTCCAGCAGTTAGAGCTACGTTGAACGCTGCAGCGAAGACTGCATCCGTAGCGCCAACCAGACCGTTAGGCCCAAGTGTCACCCAGCCCGTGCTGTAGATCAATCCTAGCTGCGGGGTAGCCCCTGTATCAGCGTACATGTTGTGAGTGATAGCCCCGCCTAGACCGATGGTCAGAGACCCAGCCACAGCTATTCCAGCGTTTCCTGTAACCTCTAGCATGTAGCCCATGACCCGGTAGCGCTTCCCGCTTGGCGGGGTAAGCACGTTAGAGTCGTCCGTCAGCGAGAAGCTGCCGATAGTAGTCGCCCCGTGAACTGGCTGCGCTCCCTGCACTCCACCAAGCGTTACATCCAAGTGTTCCATGTTTCTCTCCTAAAGGGCCACTCGGTTAAGCAGCCATCCGTACACGAATTCTTCATCCTTCTCGCGCTTCTCGGCAAGCTCTGCATATCGCGCCCCCTGCAAGCAGTTCAGCGCCTTCAGCATGACAGCCTCGCCTTGCATGCCACGCCGACCAAGGAACGCCCGAAAAGCCGCAACAGTCACAGGCCCAACTATGCCGTCTACCTTCATGTCTGCGTAGAGCGTTCCTTTGAGATTGAGCACATTCAGCATTCTCTGGAAAAATTCACCAGCCACTCCAACCCCGCAGTTCACTGCGGTATCGAATAGCTCATCTGCGACTCTCTCAGAAAGGCTCACGATGTTGTCCAGCTTCAGCAGGTCCCAGTATTGGCTCTTGTAGATCATACGAGCCGTGTCTATCGGCATCTGATCCATAGCGCCCGCATAGCCATTAGCCCGGGCCACGCGAGAGGTAATCCCGAACATAGTCTCGCCGCCGCTATCGTTCAAATTGTTCGAGTAGCGGCCTTCCATGCCTACGGTATTCCTGAATGCTGAAGGAAAGCTCATATCCTATCCAAATGTACAAATATAGCCCCGAAGAGCTGCTTGCGTGCCACATCAATCTACCACGAATGGCGCAACAGGGATTGTGTAGGTCGCCCCAGTGTAGCGAGCCCCACTAGATACCCGATACTCATCTACCCATAGATCAGCGCCATTCGCCTCGTTCATGTTTCCTTCTGTGACTGAGCGGATGTTAGTGGCATCCACATCAGTGTCTATTCGATTGCCGTCAAAGTACAAGGAGTAAGATGTGCCTTCCCGAACCACGGCTGTGTGATACCAAGTATCTGCTAAGGTGACGGCCCCCACAACTAGTTGCGTCAGGAATGATACTCCGCCTGAATCGATATAGTTCGCGCTGATATTCCCAGGAACGGCCTGCATATCTACGTTGATGGCAATGCCAATATTCGCTGCAGCATCTCTGAGCCTAGCCTGCATAATCGATCCGGAAGAGGCTCTGAAGAATAGCTCGAAGGTCCAATTTCCAGCATGCGGGCTAGTGAACGAGGTATTCACTGCCGTAGCCGCCCCACCAGCGGCAGCCGGGAAGAGAGCGGATGCACTGCCGAACTGCTTCTGGGCCGTGTCTAGTTCAGTTCCTCCTGCAAACGTCCAGGTGACTGTAGGGATCTCATCCGCACTCGGGACTACAGTATTCGCTAGCGCCTGATCCCATCCGGTAGGAGTAACTCTAGTAACAGCTACGTCAGATCCCTGAAGCCAGCCAGTAGGCGTAACCCTAGTGATGATTGCGCCATCAACATCAAAGTGATTCAGGGAAAGCGTGCTCGGAGCAGGCGGAGCCGCAGACACAGCTTCTATGAAGATAGCCCCGAATAGCTGCTTGCGCATTACGTCGTTCTCAACTGCGGGTCAACGTAGACCGTAGTGCTAGGCTCTCCAACGATGACGCGTCCGCGCAGATGCCCTATCTCGGCAGGGGTAATCGTGGCGGTCGGAGTCAGCTTACCGAACCACGCCGTTCCCCCCTCTCCTGTCCAATCTGCAGCTCCTAGAGCACCTGTGGCTTGATTGGCTGCAGTCGCAAGCAGTCCCTTGCGATCATTTACGATTGTCGCTCGTGTGCTTCCTGATGTTCCTTGGTAGCTGAACTCACCCCATACTTCGTCATCCTGATAGGCTGTAGCACTTCCATCTCTGAGTATTTCTATGCTGGGCGTGATTGCGCTAGTGCCGTCGTGGTAGACATCGATCCAAGGAGAGACATATGGTCTGTGGTAAGTCGAGTTAGCAGTACTAGCTATCACCCAAGATAGGCCATTCGTACCATCATAGGTTGCCTGAGGAGCGGCGTTTGCATAGATCGCAGTTGAAACAACAGTCGAACCTAGATAGTTGTAGTGCGCGAAGCTATAATGAACATCACCACTATTGCAATCACGGATCGTGATATCTGCTTCTGGTTGATTATTCGTAGCGCCAAGAACAGTTACACCGACACCAAGTTTAGAGTTGATAAGTTCTGCGATCCAACATCCAGAACCCACGGCAAATAGAGTTCCGGTTATCGTACTAAGATCACCGCCCTCTATATGTATCACGGCTGGATTGTCGAGACCCCCGAATAATACGGTTGGCGCAGTTGCCCCAGCAAAACTATCTCCATAACTTTGCCAAGGACTTAGGATGTTGAAACCTTGATTCGTAGCTCCCCAAATGAAAGAACAGGACCGAGTAATAACTAGATTTTCCGAAGAAACGTTCGATCTTCCTATGACGATATCTGAACTGGTATTAGTATTGGTGATTTCAAATATGCAACTTTCACATACTATCGTTCCATCTGCTGACGCATTGATATCAATGCCTCCAGCAGTAGCTGCTCCACCAGTTTTCAGATGAAGACCATAAATGAAATTTTTTGGGGTAACTAGGAGTACATCAACGCCAGCCGTAGCACTGCCATCAATCACGCGCGTGCCTAGCATCAAGGGAGGAGCATTGCCAGTATCGTTACTACAGATGATCTTCACGCCAGAGGCAAGTACGTAGGTAGTATCAGCGATAATCACCTCAGTCTCTTGATGAGCGTAAATCGTATCGTTAGCACCTGCAGCAGCCGTAGCAGTCAAGAGGGCTGTCGCAGCTTTCGCCCAAGTCTCATATGGCGCAGTATTAGAGCCAGTAGAGGCTACATATAGGTCAGCCATTCAAACGCTCCTCAATCTCCTGCCGCACAAGTTGCTCATGCAATGCTTGCGCATGCTCTGCGAGCTTGGCGTTCAGGTCCACAGACTTCGGCGGATGATAGATCCACTCCCACTCTTTACCGATGTTGTCCGTATGCTTCTCGCGGATCAGCCAGATGGCTCCCAAGTCGCGCTGTTCTGCAATGACGCTAGTTACGATGCTCATTCTCCTGCGGCTCCTTGCAAGTCTTCGTACTTCGTGCGGAAGTCAAGCATCTTCGTCTTGAGTGTGTTGTACTGTGGGACTGACAAGTTGAAGAAGTTACGCACTTGAGCATCAGTAACCGTGCCGTCATCAATCCGTTCCATCAGCCATTTCGCCAAGCGCCACGTTTGAACGCCAGAGGAATCCAAGTAGCGCTGACGAAACTCATTACCGAGCTGGGTAAGCGTGGCGTAGTTCAGAACGATAGCCATCTAGACTCCTCGGAAGCCACCTGGCCTAGTCATCCTCATGCCCATTCGCGGATTCCTGGCCGCCATCCGCAACATGCGCGGATTGATTGCCCCGCCCATCTGGAAGTTAGGCGTCAGGCGATTCTGCAAGCCCTGAGTCACTGCCGTCTGCCCCATAGGTGGACCTTGGGGGACCATCTGCGCAGGAGGAGGAATCTGGTAGGCGTTCTGTAGCGCATTCCGTTCTTGCAGAAGCTGCTGCCCCAACTGGGCTAGGGCACCTGTAGCCTGCTCGGTAACCGGCCCCCCGGCTTGGTAGGTGTAAACGTCATCTCCAGTCTCATGGGTGAATCCGCCTTCATCCATGGGGTCCACATGATGGATAGACATGCCTTCCATCATTTCCTGGCGCATGGACTCCGGTTCTCCTGCCATGTGACGCACCATTCCGCCCTGGGCGAATCCACGCAACCGCTGCAGAAGCTCAGCGCGAGTCCCGACCTCCGGAGACTCTCCACCCATCGGCCCGCCGCGGAGCTTGGCGATTAGCGCCCGGAGCTTGGCAAGCCTAGCCCTGGCATCTACGTCAGTCCCGGCCCCCATCATCTGGCGCACTGCCCGCTCTTGTGCCATCTGGGCAGCAATGTCAGCCGTTCTAGGTGGGATCATGCCACGGCCAAACTCCTCGTAGTAGCCGGGTTCTAGGAGTTCGGCATCTACACTTCCGCCGGCTTGGTAGTTCCTCAGAGAGCGGACAGTGCCTTCCCCGCCCAACTCATTGCCGAATGTCTCACCCAGCCCAGATGCCCTAGCGCCTCTCTGAATAGCGCGCAAGATAGCCATAGCTGGATCTGATGTAACCTGAGGCGTGGCAGGCGCTTGAGCGGCCATTGCTGGCGGTTGTCCTTGTTCTTGCTGCAGCCATTGATTGAAGGTCAGCGGCGTGTCTCCCATGCCTTGAGCCTCGATCACGTAGTCCTCGTAAGCTTGGCGCTTGGCGATCAGCCCGCTTTGCCCTATGACTGGCCCACCTTCTGCGTAGCCACGAAGAGCCATGCCACGGACCCTAGGCGGAAGATTCCCGAGCGCTCGAGGATTCAGGCCGCGGATTCCTCCCCTACGAACGGCCCCGCCAAGCTGATAGCCGGCTTGGCCGCCCTCGGCCTTCTTCGGGATATCGGCTCCCGTGGCTCGAGCCTTGCTCAGGGCTATGGCAATCTTTTGCTTCTGGGCTCGAGCCGCACCTGACTTCTTGCGCGTCTTCCCCACGATAGAAGGCTCGTCCTTGTAGACTTCGCGGAATGCTGCACCTACTGCGTCTTTAGCCATGGCTGCTTACCTTTTCCAACATATTGATTAACTCCTGCAGTCTACGAATCGCATACTTTGGCCGCAGAAACATCTCTACCGCTAGGCACAAGAAACCAAAAGCAGCGCCAGCTACGAATATCAACAGGTAACTCATACTCAAATCTCCTTCTTCGCCGCGCATTCGGCCTTGATGTATTCCAGCCACGCCCTGGCCTCACCTGGCCAAGCGTAAGCCTGGGCCACCCAGAGGTTGTACTTGTCCTTCCACCAATCCGGACGAGGTCCAGCAAATGGCATGTCATCCAATTGCTGCTTCGTGATCGAGGTTCCCCAACGATAGTAGGCAATCTCGGATCCGGCAGAGTTAGCCATAGCCATGCAGGCGTCTGGAGATTCTTCCTCCGGATACATGAGCTGAGCTGGCATGCTGGGACGAGCTGAACCGGTCAGTTCATGCCCTGGCAGCATATGCGAGGACTTCACCTGCTTGCGTCCATAGGCTTGGAGACAATCGCCGCGGACCTTGATAGCAATCTGCTCAGGAGTAAGGCTAGTGACTAGCTCCTCAGTCTCGAGTCTGACGCTTTCCAGCCACGCAAGCTCTGTAGGATCAGGTTCGGTGCCGAAGACGAAATTGGCTTTCTCTCGATCCACCTTTGCGATGATATAGGCGAGCTGAGCGCGGTAGGTGCATTGCTCGGCTGCTGGCATCATCTGAATGCGGTCCACTACGCGCAGCAAAGGAAGTGCTGAGTGCGGGACCTCCTGCTTAGGCGTGACGATGTCAGTCCCTACAGTCTGCATGCAGTGATCCATGGCCTCGGCACTCCATGTCCCTGGATCAGCAACTGATGTATAGGCAGAAGCAATCAACCTACGGACGAGGTCGGCATACCAAGGCTTAGAGGGATAGCCGTAAGAGGTGTCGGCAGAATTCGCTAGCCAACTCTCGAAGTCCGCCAAGGTCCTCTCGGCAGGCCAGCCGTAGCCCCACTTCATCGAGATGATGATGCCTACCGGACTCTCGCAGAAGCGAGCAGCCTCGGCCCTTGCTTCCTCATACGGAGGCTCAGCTCGAGCCGACATGCATGAGGCAATCAGAATGACCAGCGACCAGAATAGAACAGTCAACGAAAACTCCGTGCCTTTCAGAAACTCCTTCACGCTACTTCCTTCATTAGAGAGTCAACAGGTTCTTCCTCTTTTTCAAATTCAACCAGCCACGTCTTAGCAGACTCATGGCTGCGCGCCTCGTCCTTCAGCCCGCACGTATGACAAGCAAGCCTCCACTTGCTAGAAGGCATCAGATGCTGCATCCATACGTCTATCGAATCGCACCTAGGACATGCGGGCCAACCTTTCGCTCGAGGCCGTATACCCACTGCCGCAGAGTGCCGTACCGCGGGGACTGCGTGAGTCTCTTTGCCTTCACGATGTGCCACGCTGAGCGTCTTAGCTGCCGATTTAGTACGTGTACGATGTCGCGTGTCCATAAGTCCTTTTCCACTAACTCAGAATGCGTCGCAGGGCCCTGCATCAGCCGGCCCAGCAGATGAGATCCTCGGCTATCTGAGTGCTGCCCTTTCTTCATCTCGCGGCTGCTCAGAACCGATCAGTAAGTACGTGAAGCGCAACGTCTGCGCTACGCCCTTCTGCCTGCTCCACTCCACTATCGGATCGGTTTCTACGTGCGTACCGTCTGGAAACTTGGCGTAGTCGTAGACCTCGCCATACATGCGAAGCTTCCCATTGTGGTCTACTTGGGAGCGCCAGTTCTTGAGGCGCACTACTAATTCGGAGTTTTCGACAAGGATCATATTTCCCTCAGTCATAGTTGCGGAAACGTTGCCTTGGCCCTACTAGAATGTAAACGGTATTCAGCGTGCGAGCAATCCCTAGCTTGCAGTCGATCTCCTGCACGAGAGAGGTTGAGATATCAACTCCATCAGGAAAACGTGGATGGCCATACACGGTACCTATGAGTCGCTTTCCCTGCTCGTCCCTGATTGTGCCCCAGTTCTCGAGGCGCACTGAGGGCGGATCTTTCATCAGCTCGTCATTAACGAGCTTCTCCTTCCACCACATCATGCTGTCTGGCACGACCTTAGTAGTCATCTAAGCACAACCTTAGACTGCATTACAATGCCCGTAGCTAGGTGTAGAGCTATCTTTTCCATTAGATCATGTACGGATTCTGACTCCCTCGCTCAGCTCGATACTCGGCGAGTGATTCGGTCTCGTCGTCTTCCTTGATGTCATCCGTATCTCTTAGTGGCGCGTCTATCATTCCTGAGTTGCGCATGAAGAGCAGAGCTTGCGTGGTGATATCGACGTAGTCATCGTGCTCCGAGCCAGAACCTCCAACCCCGAATGAGATCAACTGATTCAGCCAAGGCACGGCCCAGCTCGCTGGCTCACCCGGCCTCTTCCTGGATTCCGGCACCCATAGCACACCTGATTCTATCAGCGGGGAGATAGCGTGCACACGCGTAGCCTTGTCAGCATCCCCGGGGTTGAAGCCACGGACAGGCAGTCTCTGGGCTCGCATGTCCTGCATGAGGGAAATCCCCGAGCCCTTCTCCTCCACTAACACTAGATCAACACGCTTCCCAGGGTCGTTCGGATGCTCCTTCCCCGCCCCGCCATACCGCAGTCTATAGTCATTCTTCACGACCAGCCGGAGCTCTGGATAGGTGAGCTTCTTGTCCCAGGCGTCCATGAGCATCACCGCCGGCTTGTCCTTGTAGGTGAAGAGGCCGAAGGCGCCGCAAGCAGTCGGATCGCTGGCGGTCTTGACGGTGAAAGCAGTGTCGTAGCTCTGCAGCACGAACCGGAACTGCGGAATAGGCCTTTCCTTGACAGGCCAGAGTTTGATCCAGCTTCGTTTGATGATGCCACCGCCGATCGGGGTAGGGGTTTGTTGAAGCTGCCCGGCCGTCCCGTATTCCCCTAGGTCCTTCTTTAGCTGCTCGACGACTGATTGCGGAAATCTCTCCGGCCAGTAAAGTTCCCCGACCTTCGTTCGCGGATCATAAGGACCGAGAACGGTCTTCCGCCGTATCCCGTCGAACTCAATGGGGATCACAACGTGAGCGACGCTCGAGCCCCACTTCTCGAGCAAGTGACCAGTCATGTCCTTCTGGTGTCCACGCTGCATAATCACAACTTCGGCGTCGCGCAGCTGATTGTTTAGCCGCGTGGACATAGTGTTGTCCCGCCAATCCAGGGCTGCCTGTCGTTGCACGTCACTGAAGAGCTTTGTCATGTCGTGCGGGTCATCGTAGATGATTCTCTCCCCGCCCTCGCCTGTTCCACCAGCCCCCACGCTAGTAGTGATGCGATAGCCGCGCTTGTCGTTCTCGTAGCGCGTTTTCGCGTTCTGATCTCCCGTCAATTCAAAGACATGTCCCCAGCGGGCTCGATACCACGCAGAGGTCATGAGACGGCGAGAGGCTAAAGCGTCTCGAGTCGATAGATCGGACTCCCGGCTGCTAGTCAGGTATCGCAGGGTAGGGTCTGAGCACCACTCCCAAGCTGGCCAGAGGACACTTACTAGCGAGGACTTCATTCCCCGCGGAGGAAGGTTGATGATGAGCCGGCGGATGCGGCCT